AGAAAATTCGTCAACTTTAAAGCGCTCAATGCTAATCGTAAGCATTTTCTTGAGCCTATGCGCGATGCCGGTATTACCATGGATATTATTCCCGGAAACCATGACGTCTATTTCAAAAACACAAATGAACTGTGTAGTCTCAAAGAACTGCTTGGTTATTTTACCAGTAATGTAAATATCATTATGAAACCTACTGTCCTCGATTATGATGGGCTAGGTGTTGCAGTTATACCTTGGATTAATAATGCAAACTATCAAGAGTACACTAAATTTGCCATGACTTGTAACGCACCTATTCTTGGCGCGCATTTAGAATTAAAAGGTTTTGATATGATGGCTGGTGTTCCAAATCCACATGGTATGAACGCAGATGTATTCTCTCGTTTTGAAACAGTATTATCTGGACATTTCCATACTAAATCAAGTCAGGGTAATGTACATTATCTTGGTTCGCAGATGGAGTTTACTTGGGCAGATGTAGATGACCCTAAGTATTTCCATGTATTAGATACTGAAACAAGAGAGATAGAGGCGATAAGAAACCCTATCACAATGTTTAAGAAAGTTATTTACGACGATGAGAAGGTCGACTATAGTAAAGTTGATGTCTCACAATACGAGAAAAAGTTTATTAAACTTATCGTAATAAATAAAAATGATCTATATATGTTTGATCAGTTTATAGACAAACTACAAAGTATAGAAACATATGAACTCAAAATTGCAGAGTCATTTGAAGAGTATTTGGGAGAGAGCGTAGAGGACGAGAAAGTCTCCCTTGAAGATACTACTACTCTATTGGATTCATATGTTGATGCTGTAGAAACTGACCTTGATAAGGATCATATAAAAGTTGAATTGAGAAAATTATATACTGAAGCACAAAACTTAGAGGAAGTATGATACATTTTAAATCATGTAAGTGGCAGAATTTTCTGTCAACGGGTAACGACCCTATTGAAATTAAGTTAGATAAATCACCATCGACCCTAATAGTAGGTCAAAACGGTGCTGGTAAATCTACATTACTTGACGCTTTGTCTTTTGGTTTGTTTGGTAAACCACATAGAGACATTGGTAAAATGCAATTAGTTAATTCTATTAACCAAAAGAAAACAGTGGTTGAAGTAGAATTTACAATTGGTAATCAGGACTTTAAAATCGTTCGTGGTATTAAACCAAATAGGTTTGAGATATGGCAGAATGGTAATATGACCAATCAGTCATCTAATATGAGAGATTATCAAAAGTTCTTAGAAACAAATATTCTAAAGTTAAATCACAAAAGTTTCCACCAGGTAGTTGTATTGGGCAGTAGTTCCTTTATTCCTTTTATGCAACTACCAGCGTGGTCCAGAAGAGCAGTCATAGAGGACTTACTTGACATTAATATCTTTAGTAAGATGAATACTTTATTAAAAGAACGTAATTCAAAGTTGCGAGATAATCTAAGTGATGTGACCCATCAGATTGATTTGTTCAATACCAAGATAGACGCACAATCGAAATACATTAAAGGTTTAGAAGCATTAAATCAAGACCAGATTGATAAGAAAAGAGATTCCATAGAAACTTATAAATCAGAGATAGATGAAACATTTGAAGAATCTAAAGAACTAGGTAAGAATCTTACATCACTTATATCTGAAGAAGAAAGAAATCACAAACACTTTATGGAACGAATGTCTGAGATTAAGTCAATGGACAAAGATTATAAAAATCAAATCAAGACATTGGTAAAAGACGCTAGATTTTATGACGAGAATGATAATTGTCCTACTTGTGAACAAGAGATTACAGCTGAGATTAAAGTCCAAAAGTTAGATGGTCTTAAATCTATGGCCAGTGAAGTTCAAGACAAGATGGATATATTAAAGAAAGAGGTTACTACTACCGAAAAAGAAGGAGTTCAAATCGGTAATAATCTAAATAAATTAAGACAAAGACAATCTAAGATTAATTCAAACAATGAGAAAATCGCGCTCTTACAAAAAGAAATCGACAAGGTCCAGACGGAGATTAATACACTTTCTTCTCAAACAGGAGACAGAGGAAAGGCCAAAAAAGAACTCTCATCACTCAGAAAAACTAAAGATAAAGCAACAGAATCAAAATTATCTTTAGTAGAGGAAAGAACTTATAACGAGGTTATAGGGGAGATGTTGAAAGATACTGGTATTAAGACGAAAGTAATCAAGCAATACTTACCGGTGATGAATCGTCTCATTAACCAGTATCTTCAAATCTTAGATTTCTTCGTTGCCTTTCACCTCGATGAAAACTTTAACGAAACTATTAGGTCCAGACATAGGGATTCATTTAACTATGCATCATTTAGTGAAGGAGAAAAACAGAGGATTGATTTATCTTTACTATTTACTTGGAGACAAATTGCCAAGCTCAAAAATAGTGCCGCAACCAATCTACTGATTCTCGACGAAACATTTGATTCTAGTCTTGACCATGATGGTATTGAAAACTTAACAAAGATATTAAGTACCTTAGAAGATGGAACGAATGTCTTTATTATCTCACATAAAGGGGATATATTGGAAAACAAGTTTAGAAGTAAAATAGAATTCTTTAAACAAAAGAACTTTTCAAAAATAGCGTAAGGAACTACTGCGCTTGTAGCTCAACTGGATAGAGCAACAGCCTTCTAAGCTGTAGGTTATAGGTTCGAATCCTATCAGGCGCGCCAATTAAGAGGAAAGAAAAATGATGTATGTTGATTATAGGTTCAGCATTACTAAAGATGGACTGGTAATGCTAGATACTGACCCAGAGGAAATGATCAGAATTGAAAAGACTGGTCTAAAGGAAGGAGATACCTTTGTTTTAGGGTTAGGTCCTAAAGGAGAAATGATGTTCGTAAAGGACGATAGACCTCCTTATAACAGTTAGTTATAAGAATATATCAAAAAAATATATACTTTTTTTCGCCAAAACACTTTACAGCACCTGATTTTTATAGTATAATGTATACATAAAATAAGGAGTACAAATGCTACAATACGAAAAATCAGTTCTACCAAAACTACTTGCGAAAGAAAATATTACTGTAAAACACGGTAATTATCCTACCGCATGGTTTAATATTAAAGATAGAGAGTTAGGACTTCCTCTATGGAAAGACATGGGTAAAGATGTCTATGATTTACTTATTGGTCACGAAGTTGGCCACGCATTAGAAACCCCTTTCGAAGGTTGGCATGACAGTCCAGAAAAGTTAGAAGGCTGTCCTCGTTCTTATATTAATGTAATCGAAGATGCCAGAATCGAAAGAAAAATTCAATCAAGATATCCTGGTCTTGTCGGGTCTATGACAAGAGGTTATAAAGAATTAGTAAACAGAGAATTCTTTGGAGATATTCACTCAATTGATTGGAATCAAACAAAACTGATTGATAAAATCAATCTAAAAACAAAGTTAAGAAATCTACTCGAAGTTCCTTTTACGGACGAAGAGGAAGTTTTCTATAAAAGGGCTTGTACTACGGAATCATTCGAAGAAGTAGTTCAACTTGTAAAAGACATTTATGGTTATACAAAAGAAAATCAAAAAGAACTTTTACAACAACCCGATGTACAAGAATCAAATAATAATGAAGATGACCAGGACGATGAACAAATGTCCATGGGTCATGATGATATGGAGAATAACGATGAACAAGAAGAAAATAATGAAGATGAACAACAATCATCTAGTGCTGAAACTCCTAACGAAGAAGGTGAAGAAACAGAAGGCGATTCAAAATCTGCCACCACTCAGCCTCAACATTCTGAAGATGTTTCAATAACAGACGAGTTGTTTAGAGCCAACGAAAAGAAACTTATCGAACAAGATGAATATGGCAAACAGCCAAATATAATCCACGAATTACCTAAAAAGTTTATAGACGCTTCTATTATCTCCTACAAAGAATTGGCAGAGGATAGAAATCGTCTAAAAGAAAAACTTCACAAGGATTTAGAGGCTGATCCTACTTCATATTGGTACGCAAAACAAATTGATGATATGAATAGGGCGGATGATGATTATCCAAGTTATATGAAAGGTGTCAAGAAATCTGTTGCCAATGCGATAAAAGAATTCGAACAAAAGAAGGCCGCAACACAATGGGCAAGGGCGACCACAGCCAAAACTGGAAACCTAGATGTTAATAAAATGTGGTCATACAAAACTAACGATGACATCTTTTTAAGAACTACAAGACTAGCTGACGCCAAGGATCATGGTATGATTATGATTATTGACTACTCAGGGTCTATGTCTGGTTCAATGAAGTATGTTATGGACCAAGTAATGCATACAATTATGTTTTGTAAAGGTGTTAATATTCCATTTGAAGTCTATGCATTTACTACAGAAGGTTGGAGACATGATAAAACAGGGAAGTTCAATGATTTACCAGATGGCTGTATGTCCATGGATGACCTCTCAATGCCTTTACTTGTATCATCTAAAATGAAGAAAAAAGAGTTCGAAGAGGCTACAAGATATCTTCACTATAGAATCCATGAGTACTCAAATAGTAATCATATTATGTCAAGGTTTGAAGAGTGGGGGTCAACTCCTCTTAATCAGGCTTTAGTTGTTTCACATGATATAGTGAAAAAATTTATTAACAAACACAAAGTTGAGAAAATGAACTTTATTACTTTTACTGATGGCGATGCTAACAGTACATATAAAAAAGATTCAACTTATAGTTATGACAAGTATAGTGATCAAATTAAAATGCTTGTCCAAGGTAAAGTAGTAGATTGTATAAATGGTAGAAGTCATATGACCAAACAACTATTACAAAATATATCAAAGAGATATAATACCAATACAATCGGATTCTTTATGGCCGATTCATCAAGTGATTGGAAATACAGGTTAAGAGATATCTGCTGGGAAACAAATGCCTATGACGAGGACTTTAGAAAGTCTACAACGGCAGAATATAGAAAAAACAAGTGTGTAGAATTTAATAATATCAAAGGATATAATACTTACTACATGGTTAAAGGCGGTAATAGTTTGTCTACTGCCGAAGATGATTTTGAAGTTGATTACGATGCTTCAGATACTCAAATTAGAACTGCATTCAAGAAGTTTGCGAAATCTAAAAAGACAAACAAAGTATTAATGAATAAATTTGGAGCGGCAGTTGCTTAAAAAAAGTAAAAAAAGTTTCAAAAAACACTTTACATTAGGCTCGTTTTGTAGTATAATGGACAAGTAAAATAAATAAGGAGTAATATATTATGAATAATGCGATGAAAACCTCAACCAAAATTATCCTGGAAGAACTAATCAAGGTGTTCCCTGATCAGACTTCTTTTAGGAAATCTCAAGTAGTAGATACTGGTAAGAAATTCGGTTATACAGGAAAGGATTGGGATCCTCTGTTTACCGCTGAGAATAGAGTTAAGATTGGTACATATGATTTTGCCAATCTAATGGAACCTCTAAAGAATACAGTACCTACTCAAACTGAACCAACACCAGCTGGTGTTATGAAAATGCAATCAATAGTTAACGAAGAATCTAACTTCGCTAAGAAAGACGAGACATTCGTTCCATGGGGATCATTCTCGGATATAGTTAAGATTCTAAAATCAGAAATGTTTTATCCTGTGTATGTATCAGGTTTATCTGGTAATGGTAAAACATTCATGGTAGAACAGGCCGCTGCAAAACTCGGTAGAGAGTTTATCAGGGTCCAAATTAATCCAGAAACAGACGAAGATGATTTGTTAGGGGGCTTTAGGTTAATCAATGGAGAAACTGTATTCAGTAAAGGTCCAGTTATCAAGGCGATGGAGAACGGTGCGATCCTACTTCTCGATGAAATTGATAGGGCTACAAATAAAATTATGTGTTTACAAGGTATACTGGAAGGTAAACCTGTACTTGTTAAAAAAACAGGTGAAGTTATTTCTCCAGCGAAAGGATTCAATGTAATCGCCACTGCTAACACAAAAGGTAAAGGTTCCGAAGATGGAAGATTTACGGCGGCCACAATTATCGATGACGCTTTCTTAGAAAGGTTTACTGTTGCAATTGATCAACAGTTTCCAAGTAAAGCCATTGAGACAAAGATTGTTTCAAAACACATGGAAAAGTTTGGTAAAACAGACACAGAATTTGCTGATAAGTTGGTCACATGGGCTGACATTATCAGAAAGACATTTTATGACGATGGAGTAGATGAAGTAATTTCTACAAGAAGGCTCTGCCACATTGTCCAAACATTCTCAATCTTTAATGATAGAATGAAATCAATTGACCTGTGTATCGCAAGATTCGACGATGATACAAAGGCGGCATTCTTGGACTTATACTCCAAGGTCGACTCAGGTGTAACTTTCGAGGAGAATGATGAAGAAATCTAAAACGAACTTTAAGTTTAATGAGGGGGCTCTAATTCAAGAGCTCCTTGATTATGTAAGTGCGACCTACGATGGTCACTATAGTAAAAGTAAATTCCAATCAACTGAATTTATTATTGACTGTGGCCATGGCATGGGTTTCGCTCTAGGGAATGTGCTGAAATATGCTCAACGATACGGCAAAAAAGAAGGATATAATAGGAAAGACCTATTAAAAATACTACATTACGCTATCATTGCACTGCATGTACATGACCAAGAAAATAATCACACAAAGGTTTACAAAAACGGAAATGTGTGATATAATATTAACCAATATAAATTATGGAGATGCGTATGCAATTATCAGATAGTACCCTGAAGATTTTATCTAACTTCGCAACAGTAAATGCGAATATGGTATTAAAACCAGGACAACAACTTAAAACCATTTCAGAGGCGAAGAACATTTTGGCGACAGCAGATATCGTCGAAGATTTTCCTAAAGAAATGGGTATATATGATTTAAATGAATTCCTATCTATTCATGGTTTAGTAGAAAATCCGACACTTGATTTTGAAGAGAATGCTGTGTTGATCAAAGATGGTTCCAATAAGGTAAGATATTTCTTTGCTCAGCCTAGTATCTTGACAACTCCAGATAAAGATATTACTATGCCTGATACAGAGGTACAAGTTCATTTTACAGAAGAATCCCTAATGAGAATTAAGAAGGCCGCCAGTGTGTTAGGCCATATTGATTTTTCAATCGAAGGTGGTTCCGATGTAGTTGCAAAGGTATATGACGCTAAAGATTCTAGTGCGAATACCTTTGAATTAAATTTGGGTCAGAATACATCTGGCTTTAACTATAACTTCGTCATGAATATTTCAAATCTGAAATTAATTGATGGAGCGTATGATGTATTTATTTCATCTAAGTTAATTTCTAAGTGGGAAAATAAAACTGTTCCAGTAAATTATTTTATCGCTTTAGAAAAAACATCAACTTTTAATGTATAAATATATTATGCAACCAAATTCTCATATAAATTATGAGGATAATGTGGGGAATGCCGAATGGTCGGGTTCCTTTAAATTAGTCTATAAACTTTGCAAAGGAGAAACAAATGGCTGAAGAAAATAATCAAGTCCTTCCACAGGAAGGCGAACAACAGGAAGGCGTTCAGCTTTCACTTCAAGATATCGCAACAGTAGTACAGATTATTGATATCTGTTCAAGACGTGGCGGTTTTGAGGGTCAAGAACTTGAAGCAGTTGGTGGCGTAAGAAATAGGATTGTAGCATTTCTAAACGCAGCATCAGAGGCACAAGGTCAAGAAGCACCTGAAGGTCAAGTACCTGTTGAAGAACCATCAGTTGAAGAAGTCGCAGACGACTAATTCGCTGAGAACTGGTTGGGGACGGCCGGGAGTCCAAAGGAAAAGAGGACGCCTGAATCCCCACAAAAGTCCTTCTAAAAATAAAAAAGGACTCCCGGCCAAACTTATTATAGGAATATTATGCAAACAAGTGAAGTAAAAAATCTAATAGATGCTCTCAAACGTGGACGAGTCTGGGTCAATTTTAAGAAAATTGGTACAGGTGAAATTCGCAATATGGAGTCAACCCTAAATCCAGAACTACTCAAAGAGGCTGGTGTTAAAACAGTATTGGAAAGTGTGAATCCAGAATCGGATCACATTGCCGTATGGTGTCTTGATAAAAGTGCCTGGCGTTCATTCCGTGTTAATACAGTAATTAGTTGGGAGGCAGAATAATGCAAGAGTATTTATGGGTCGAGAAGTATCGACCACAAACAGTGGCAGACACAGTTTTGCCAAAAGCACTAAAACAATCTTTTACCAAAATCTTGGAAACAGGTGAAATACCAAATCTGTTATTTACAGGTACTGCTGGTATTGGTAAAACCACAGTTGCCAAGGCTCTATGTAATGAACTAGGTCTTGACTACTTATTGATCAATGGATCCGAAGAGGGCAACATTGATACACTTAGAACAAAAATTAAACATTTCGCATCGACAGTTTCCTTACAAGGTGGCTATAAAGTTGTTATCTTGGACGAGGCAGACTATCTTAATCCACAATCGACACAACCTGCTCTGCGTGGATTCATAGAGGAGTTTAGTAATAACTGCCGATTCATTATGACCTGTAATTTTAAAAATAGAATTATAGAACCTTTACATTCAAGATGTTCAGTAATAGAATTTAACATCGCCAAAAAGGATATGCCAGAGCTATGTGGATCATTCCTAAAAAGATGTGGTACTATTCTAAAAACTGAAGGTATTGAATTCGAAGAACCAGTTTTGGCTGAGTTGATTATGAAACACATGCCAGATTGGAGACGAGTTCTTAATGAACTTCAAAGATACAGTGTTGCTGGCCAGATTGATTCTGGTATATTAGTATCACTATCAGAAGTTTCTATTGGTAACCTAATGACTGCATGTAAAGATAAAAACTTTAAACAAATGAGACAATGGGTTGCCGATAATATTGACCAAGAACCAGCTGCTCTGTTTAGAAAAATCTATGACAATATGTATGATTATGTTGAACCACAATCTATTCCTCAGCTAGTCCTAATTCTTGCGGACTATCAATATAAGAATAGTTTTGTAGCAGACCATGAACTTAACATGGTCGCCTGTTTAACTGAGATTATGGCAGGAGTACAATTTAAATGAGTTGGAGTATAGTAGAAGTACACTACGAAGGATTTGAAAACAAAAAGTATAGAGCAGTAAAGTATAATGATCAGATGATTATTGTTTCTGAGAGGACTTTCAACACAAGAGAATTCGCAGAAGAATATATAAGGAAACAAGAGAATGAATCCGTTTGATTATGTAAACTCTGTCACTTATACTAAAAAAGATATCATGGTAGATGATATTGCAGAAAAGGAATACGCACCGTTTATTGTTAATAAAGCTCTAGGCAACTTCCGAGATACAGTATTATATGCAAATGAAATGAATATTAACCATCACTTGGATCACCGCCTTCAATTTGATTTTTTTATAAATATAATTAAGAAACAGAAAAGATGGTCCAAATGGATAAAGTCTGAATCTGTTTCGGACTTAGAGCTTATTAAAGAATATTATGGATATAGTAATGAGAAAGCTAAATCCGTATTGTCCTTGCTAAGTAATGAACAAATAAATGATTTGAAATTAAGGATTTATAAAGGTGGAAAACGAAAATAATAACCAAGTCACTAACTGGTCCCCAGCTTCTATGCTGGAAGTTAGTTTAAACGAACCTGACGATTTCTTAAAGATACGCGAGACTTTAACACGTATTGGAGTAGCTTCAAGAAAGGATCAAAAATTATACCAGTCATGTCATATACTGCATAAGCAGGGACGATATTTCATAGTTCATTTTAAAGAACTATTTTTACTAGATGGAAAACCTTCTAATCTAGTTGAGAATGACCTAGAACGTAGGAACACAATTGCTACTCTTCTAGCCGACTGGGGGTTAGTAAGTATTATTAACCCGAATGCTAGTAAGAATCTAGCACCATTGCGACAAATCAAGGTCATTCCATTTAAAGAGAAAACGCAATGGGAACTGTGTCCTAAGTATAATATAGGAAACAGTAACAATGAGTACACATAAAATATTAAAGAAAATGGGCTTAGTTGCAAGAACAAAAGCCTTTGAGGATCAAATAATCTTCGCAAGATACATGTATGTATTCTTACTAGGAGCTTTATTTGCAACTTTTTTTATAAACTAGCAATTTAGTTTGTATAAATAAATGTGAGGTGCCGAATGATCGGGCCTCACTTATTAATAACCTTGCTTAATAATAGGAGGAAATATGGTTAGAAATACTTTAAATGTACCGCGTTCTTTGTTCGTAGGATTCGAAGGACTGTTTGATGAACTAGAGAGGATTCATACCTCTGCTAGGTCTGGAAACGATAACTACCCACCGCACAATATTGTAAAAATTGATGACGAGAAATTTCTCATCGAACTTGCAGTAGCGGGGTTTACAAAGGATGACATTGGACTAGAAGTCAAAGATGGCATTCTAAAAATCAGAGGTGGAGTTGAATCAGACGACACACGTGAATACGCATGGAAAGGTATCTCGTCCCGCAAATTTGAGAAGAGCTTCCGACTCTCTGAATTTGTTGTAATCGACGGTGCCGACTTAGAGAATGGAATACTCGTGGTGTATGCCAGAGTTGAACTTCCCGAAGAAAGGCGTCCTAGGAAGATCGAAATAGGGTCTGCTGGGGCATCAAAGAAAAAGTCTTTTCTTAAAGGATAAGTATCAGCGAACACCCAGTGGATTGTAATATTCAATTTACTGGAGAACAGCAATGAAAACATTAATGCACTTTGTGCACAAACACGAGGACATTGCCGAGACCCTAGGTGGTTTAATTGTTATGCTAGCAACTGGTGGTGTAGTTCTAGGACTAGCCCCATTTATTATGTATCTACAAGTAACATCATTATAGGTGATCAATTTGAACTCATGCGGGGGAGGGAAACTTCCCCCAATCTTTTAAAGAAAACACTTTACATTATACGCTTGATGTGATATAATATACTATATTATTATGGATTGGACTACATGAATTTTTATACTAACGTTTCTCGCTATGGAAACATGCTATTATATCGTGGCTACGAAAATGGCAAAAAGATTTCCAAACGCATTAAATTTAAACCAACACTTTTTGTTTCAACACCGAAAGGTGACTGGACTACACTAGACGGCAAATCTTGCGCGCCTATTCAATTCGATTCTATGCGTGATGCAAAAGAATGGATATCAAACAATAAAGATACTGCTGGTCGTCAGATATATGGCAACGACAGGTATATATCTCAATTTATTAACGAACAGTTTCCTGGACAAATAGAATTCAATAGAAATCTAATTAATGTAACTTCTATTGATATCGAGGTCCAATCAGACGATGGATTTCCAGAACCAGATTTGGCAAATAATCCCATCACCGCAATAACAATCAAGAACAATATTGACAATACATATTATGTGTGGGGTCTTGGTGACTATAACTCTGACCAATCATATATGACTACCCACCGAGTAGTGTATGTAAAATGCGAATCAGAACTCCAACTATTGCATAACTTTATTACACATTGGTCAACGCCAAGTCATACTCCAGATATTATTACTGGTTGGAATACAATGTTCTTTGATATTCCATATCTAATCAATCGAACTGTTCGTCTGCTCGGAGAAGATGTCGCCAAAAGATTCTCTCCTTGGGGTATGCTTAATCGTAGAACTGTTCGAGTTATGAATCGAGAACAGAATACATATGACATTACAGGTATTGGTCATGCAGATTATATGGAACTATTCCAAAAATATACATATACCGCACAAGAATCCTATGCTCTAAATCATATTGCTCATGTCATTCTTGGCGAGAAGAAAATATCATACGAAGAATATGGTACACTTCATAGTCTATACAAAAACGACCATCAAAAATTTATCGACTATAATATCAAGGACGTAGAACTAGTTGACCGACTCGAAGATAAAATGGGTCTGATTACACTTATGCTGACAATGGCATACAAAGGTGGAGTAAACTATTCAGACACATTCGGTGTTACTGCGATATGGGACACTATCATATATCGTTATCTACATGACCGAAAAGTGGCAATGCCATTCTCAGAATCAAAAGTCAAAACAAATTATCCTGGTGGTTATGTTAAGGATCCTCATGTTGGTATGCATGATTATGTTTTATCATTCGACCTTAACTCACTATATCCATCAATTATTATGCAATATAATATGTCGCCAGAAACAATCGTCGATGGTAGTGTTATGGGTATTGATATCGACAAAATACTAGAAGGTTATACTTTGGATAATAAAGGTTTTGCCATCGGTGGTAATGGTCAGGCTTTTACTGTCGATAAGAAAGGTGTTATGCCGACACTAGTGGACGAGATGTATAGTGAAAGGGTTGTTATTAAAAACCAAATGATCGAGGCACAAAAAGAACTACAGACAGTTGTTCCTGGAGATAAACAAAAATTATATGATATCGAACGAAGAATATCAGTTGCCGAGAACCAACAAATGGCTATCAAAATTCTTCTTAACTCACTTTACGGCGCGATGGGTAATCGTTACTTTCGTTTCTTTGACCAAAGAATTGCCGAGGCGATTACTTTATCTGGTCAATTGACCATTCGTTGGGCAGAAGTCGCACTTAACAAATATCTAAACAAAGTCATGGGAACTAATACTGATTATATTATTGCCATCGACACAGATTCACTTTATGTCAATATGGGTCCATTGGTCGAACAAGTCAAACCTACCAATCCGATTGACTTTCTTGATAAAGTTGCCAGTGAAAAACTGGAACCAGTCCTTACTAAGGCATATCAAGAACTGTTCGACCTCATGGGCGGCATAAACAATAGTATGGTCATGAAAAGAGAGGCCATCGCAGACCGTGCAATCTGGACTGCCAAGAAAAGATATATCCTAAATGTACATGATAACGAAGGTGTCCGATATAAAAAACCTAAACTAAAAATCATGGGTATCGAGGCCATTAAATCTTCAACACCTGCTCCGTGTCGAGAAGGTCTTAAAGAACTATTCAAGGTCATGATGAAAGGTGACGAAAGAGAAAACCAAAAGGCCATTGACCAGTTTAAAACATATTTTAAAACACTACCCGCACATGACATTGCATTCCCTCGTGGAGTTTCTAATGTTTCTGACTATCGTAATGCAGAAACAGTTTATCGTAAAGGTACTCCAATTCATGTTCGTGCGGCACTCTTACACAACAAACTTGTCAAGGACTTAAACTTAACAAAGAAATATCAACCTATTCAAAACGGCGAGAAAATTAAATTTGTCTATCTTAAACTGCCGAATCAGATAAAAGAAAATGTTATCGGATTTATGCAATATCTGCCAGAGGAGTTTGATTTGGATCGCTATATAGATTATGACTTACAATTCCAAAAAACTTTCTTGGATCCTATCGAACATATATTCAAGGCCGTTGGTTGGTCAACAGAAGAGGTTGGAACACTTGATGACTTTTTTGGATAAAACACTTTACTTTTATAAAAAAGTATGATATAATATAGCAAACTATGGAGAAAAAAATGAAATTAGTTAGATTGTCCTCAGGAGAGGAAGTAATATGTAATGTAGAAGAACAGGAAAATCAACTTGTAATCACTGATGGTTATAATATGGTTTCTACTGAACCAGGTAAAATTGGATTTATTCCATTTATGGCATACTCAAAAGATAAACAATTTTTTGTCGATAAATCTCATGTACTTATGGTATGTGAACCAGTTGATGAATTAGTTGATCAAGTAAGAAGTATGACAAGTGGTATTGTTATTCCAGATAAAAAGGTAATTGGATAATGGGTAATCAACCAAAATATCCAATCTATATCATCTCTAAAGGTAGGGCTGATACTAGAATGACTGTAAAATCTTTGGAACATTTAGGTGTTCCTTACAAGATTGTTATTGAACCACAAGAGTACAATGAATATGCCGCAGTTATTGATCCAGATAATATTTTAGTAACACCATTTTCTAATTTAGGCCAAGGGTCAATTCCTGTCCGTAACTTTGTATGGGAACACGCATGTGAATCAGGTGCAGAAAGACATTGGATTTTAGATGATAATATTCAACATTTCTATCGTCTGCATAACAATGGTAAAATTAAAGTGACAGATGGTACTTGTTTTAGAGCATGTGAAGACTTTGCTGATAGATACGAAGATGTAAAAATGTTCGGTATGAACTATGCATACTTTTTACCAGCACATACTAAAAGACCACCTTATTATCACAATACTAGGGTTTACAGCTGTATTTGTTTATCCAATGACCTATATCCAGAATTTGCCTGGAGAGGAAGATTTAACGAAGATACTGATTTGTCTTTAAGGATTATGAAGGCAGGTCATCACACATTCTTGTTTAATGCTTTTGCTTGTGGTAAGATTACTACTATGACAATGAAAGGTGGTAATACAGAAGAACTTTACAATATTGATAAAACAGGTGATCAGACTTCAAGGGAAGGTAATGCTGACTTTGACAACAGACGAGAGTTTGCTGAATCACTAAGGCGACAGCATCCTGATGAAGTAAGAGTTACATGGAAATGGGGAAGATGGCATCATCATATTGACTATTCTCAATTTCAACATACACCGCCTACGCTAAAAAGTGGGCTAAATATTAAGAAAGGTCATACTAATGAGTATGGTCTTAAATTAGTCAAACTAAAACCGGAGGTAGAATATGGCTAAAAGTGAAAATAAAGCGGATCGTAGAATTAACTATGAACCTGAATCGTTGTTTGTTTTAGCGGGTGAAGAAGAAGAGCAAACACCTTATGAATGGGACGATATGCCAAAATTCGAACAAGGTCAAGTAGAGGCTTGGAAAATTCTAAAAGTTAGATTTAGAAATGAACAAGACTTATTGGCATTTGCAGAATTAATTGGACAGACTGTTACTCCTAAAACAAAAGGTATTTGGTTCCCACCAACTGATAAAACTAGAAATAGTTTGCTTAGATGGATGCATGAGGATCAGATTGAACAACATTCAGACTTAATCGACGAAGTTGTAGATGATGAAACTATTTCACCAATGGGTGGATAAGGGGTTTACATTTCTTAAAAAGTGTGATATAATAATACATTATGCAAAAAATATCTGGTACACTATTTGAATCTTTATACGACGTAAAGACAAATAAGACTATTACATTGGACTCTTTCGACCAGTTCGAAGAGGTCCTTTATCGTTTATCCAAAAAACCAAGAAAGGATAAAAAATCAGCGGAACTAATGTCACCAGCCATATATGAAAAATATACTAAAAGGGCGAATGACAATGTTACAGCATGGGGCGGTTGGTGTGCTGTAGATGTAGATGATTTACAAGGTAATATAAATGAATTCCTTGAAAAGAAATGCGGTAACTTCTACTATGTGTGTTACTCTACTGCATCGTCAACAAAAGAAAATCCTAAATTTAGACTTGTGTTTCCTTTAACAACACAGGTCAGTAAGGATAATATCAAACATTTCTGGTATGCAATTAATAAAGAATTAGGAGAAGTAGGCGACATTCAGACTAAAGATTTATCGCGTATGTATTATATCCCTGGTAAATACAAGAAAGCCTACAACTTTATATTTACTCACAAAGGTGATTATGTTGATCCTGTTGCTCTTATGGAAAAACACCCCTATGTAGAAAAGTCTGGAAATACCTTCTTTGATAAACTACCTAAACAAATGCAAGACGCAATGATGGAACACGTCAAAAGTAAACTAACTAATACAGAAATAAAATGGACTGGTTATAAAGATTGTCCATTTTTCCCAAAACAATTAGAAGAAGAATATAAAAGAATAAGCGGAACTGGCTGGTATCACAAAATGTACCAGATTATGGTGGCACTAGCTGGTAACGCAATTAAGAATGGATATCCAATCACAGCAACCGAAATTGCATATCTATGTCGAGAATTAGATTTCGATACAGGTAATTGGTATGCAAAAAGACCTCTCGATAAAGAGGCTGAAAGAGCATTGGATTATGTCTATAAGAATCAATTATAAGGAGAAGTATGAATAAAAATGTAACAGTTGTAGGTTCGGGATATGTCGGTATGGCAAATGCCGTTATGTTGGCAAAGACTAATAATGTAAAAGTTTTAGATATCGACCTAGAAAGAGTAGATAAAATTAATAATAAGATTTCTACAATTGAAGATGCAGATATTACTGATTATCTGGAAAATGAAACTTTAAGATTAAGAGGAACACTCAATAAACAAGAGGCATATTCTAATGCTGATTGGGTTATTGTTGCGACACCTACAGATTACGACCCAGCAACAAATTACTTTAATACTGATTCTATTCAAGGAGTAATCCGAGATGTTATTGATATTAATCCTAGAGCAATGATAGTTATTAAATCTACTATCCCTGTTGGTTTCTGTGAAGAGATGATGAAGAAATTTGATTTCTATCAGATTATGTTTTGTCCAGAATTTCTTAGAGAAGGAACCGCATTAAGAGATGCTTTAAGACCAGATAGAATTGTAATTGGTTGTCATAAAGGTTACGAGGACGATGCCGAGTATCTACACGATTTATACATGGATGCTGTAATACCACAGTCAATGACAATACCTGTAATCTATACTGGAACTACAGAGGCTGAGGCGGTTAAGTTATTCGCAAATAGTTATCTAGCGATGAGAGTAGCATATTTTAATGAGTTAGATACTTATGCGGAATATCAT